CACCTTCAACTGCTTCTTCAGTAACATATAAATTGCAATGTGCAACTCAAAATGATGGAGATTTTAGAATCAATGATGAGCCTGATGCAAAAGATTCTATGGTTGTAATAGCTATGGAGATTAAAGGCTAATGTTTAAACTGTAACTTGTATAAATAGAATTATAATCCATTGGGGAGAGTGAACCGATGCCTACAGCACAACAAAAAGATTTCGTTGTTAAGAACGGAATTATAGTAAATCAAAACATTACGATTAATGGCAAAGCGCACGACCGAATACTTGATTCGGCCGACGTGTTAATTGTATCTCCACTCGGTGATCCAGCTGGAACGGCTGTAGCATTAGCAATAGCGTTAGGATAACATATGGCAAACTTATTTAAACTACAAACAAAAAAAAATATTGGAATTGCTGATTCTGCCGTATATACATGTCCAAGTAATACTGCTACAACAATAATAGGATTAAACCTTTCTAACAAAACATCTTCTGCAATCACTGCCGATGTCACATTATTAAATAATGGTGGAGATAGTTGTTTCTTAGTTAAAGATGCTCCAATACCAATTGGAAGTTCATTAGTTGCAGTAGGTGGAGATCAAAAAGTTGTTATGAATGCTGCAGATATTATTAAAGTAAGTTCAAGTACAGCAGCTTCCGTCGACGTAATATTAAGTATTTTGGAGATTACATAATGGCTGGGATACTGAGTGTATCACAAATTCAAGGACTAGCAACTTCTTCTACACCTACAACTGTACAGATTGCGAGTGGACATGTATTAAATGCACCCGGGCATGCAATTCAAGTTGTTCATGCAACAGCAACAAGTGCAGTATCACAGAGTGGTAGTACCACAACATTTGCTGATACAGGTTTATCTGCTTCGATTACACCAAGTTCATCTAGTAGTAAAATACTCGTAACTGGTTATCTATCATTTTATGCAGCTGGGGGGAGTAATGGAAGTATGCAATTTAACTTTGCAGTTTGTGATGGCAGTAATAATATTTTAGATGGCACTAGTGCTGACAATGAAGGTTATAGAATTAATGAAGCATATGCCATGGCATTTAAACATCCAATTAATTTTTTACATTCACCTAATACAACGAGTTCGTTTACTTATAAAATGAGAATGAATGCAAAACTTTCTAATAATTCTGCGGTTTTACACTGTCAAAAAGGTGGCACTGGTAACAATATTAGCAGAATTACTTTAATGGAGATCGCAGGATGAGCCGTGTAGTCGTAAATGAGATCGAGGCTAAAATTGGTAGTGATATTACATTTAACGATACTGTTAAGATTGACACTATTAAAGGTAAGACGACTGCAGATGTAATTAATGTTCAAACAGGTAGTGTGACATCAGTTTTACAATTAGGAATTGCATCTCATGCTTTACACTTTAACCACAAAACACCTGCTATAATAAAATCATGGAATTTAAGTAGTGTAGCAGATGATGCAGCAGGAGAATATACAGTAACAATAACAACAGCTTATTCTGATATAAATTATATAATGACTAATTCAAATAATTTTGATGCTAATGGCCAAGGTGATGCAGCAGGTGGTCAATTACATTCTGATAACTCATCTGGAAATGAAGTAGCACCCACAACAACTGCATATAAAGTTAGAACAGATAAAAGTGGTACAGCTACTGGTGATTTAAAGTATGGTTACACCACAATACATGGAGACATTGCATAATGGCGTACTTAGGATCAAATGCAAATCAAACTGTAGAGCTAAGAAATACAAGATTTAGATTTACTGCAACCGAAGGACAAGCATCTTTCAGCGGGAATGATGCAAATGGTGTATCGTTATCTGCAATTGATAGCGCAAGTCATGTATATTTAAATGGAGCTAAATTATCTCCTGATGGTGACTTTACAACTAATGGCACTAATGTAGTATTAGCATCAGCAGCTTATCTTAATGACATTATAGAAATTGTTGAGGTTTCACAAGTTACAGTTACTGACGTAGGAGGAGCTGCTAAAAGATCTGGTGATATCTTTACAGGCGGAGTTACTGCTCCAACGATAACACTTAATAATTCCGCTCAACCTACAGGAAGTCAGGCTATTAAATATAGTAATGCACCATGGTTGGGGAGTAATTCAATAATACGAACAAACGCAAATAATATAGCCGAAAATATTTTAATTGATTCTGCAACAAACGGTATGAGCGCAGGACCAGTACAAATTGATTCTGGTTTTACAGTAACAGTTAATGGTGAATGGAGTATAGTGTGAGTACGTTAAAGACAAATACAATACAGGCAGCGACTGGAACCACTGTGAGTCTTGCATCAGGTCATACTCCATCGGGATTTGTACCAGCTGGAGGAATTTTGCAAGTTAAACAATCAATAAGCGCTACAGCTAGTTCCGCTTTTAACAGCCGAACTTTTACAGATATTCCAGGAATGTCTGTCTCAATTACACCAAGTTCAACATCATCAAAGATACTCGTTAGTACATCATTGTCTTGGGGAAGCGCTGCAAATCCTTATGGAGGAGTAAGAATATTAAGAGATAGTAGTAATATAGCGATTGGTCCTAACACATCTTCTGGAGATACAAGAGCCACTTTTGGTTTACAAGGAGTAGATAATGCGTATCGATTAATGTGTGATAATTTTCAACTTTTAGATACAGCAGTTAGTACAACAAGTGCAGTTACTTACAAGTTACAGTGGAGCACAGGCGTAGTTCTATATTTAAATAGAGTAAATACTTTGCAATCAGGCAATGCAAATACAGTAAGTGGCGTATCAACAATAACTGTAATGGAGATTGCAGGATGACAACTAAGTTAAGAGCAGCAAGTTTTCAAGATAATGCAGTAACTACATCCAAGATAGCTGCAAATGCAGTTACTTCTGCTAAAATACCTGCAAATGCGATAGGTAATTCAGAGTTAGATCTAACTGCGGATTATGCTTTGACTGGAACTGTAAGTGGTGCTGGTGGTGGAAATATGGAATTGGTATCTAAAGTCACTAGTGTTACAACAGATTTAACTGCATTAGTTATATCTTTACCAGAAACAACAGACTTTGAATATCTTAAATTAATCATAAACTTAAAATCAGAAACAGGAACTAGTGGTAGGTGGAAAATGGTTGTTAGAAACACAGCGGACAATGCTTTTGATACTGGTAGCACAGACTACAGATATATGTATACATACAACTACAATAATGGTAGTGGTGCAGGAAATGCTCAAAAAGGTGACGTAAATGGTGCATCTTATATTGAATTTAACGAAGCAAACGCGGGAGATGGTTCTGATGATTTTGAAACTTTTCATTTAGTTTTAGATATGTATCACACAGTAGGCACATCTAAATTTCCAAGATTTAATTGGCAACATGGTATGGAAAAAAGACATAATGATGCATATACTTACAATTCTACTGGTTCTGCAATGTGTAGTACAGCTATAGGATTAGATCAAATAAAACTAAATAAAAATGACGGATCTGAATTTACTAATCAAGGATATACTTTATATAAGGTGATAAAATAATATGGCATATCTAGGTAGAGCACCAAACATTGGAGAGTTTAAGAAAGTAGATGTTACGTCTTGGGCGTTTAATGCATCTTCTATTTCCTTTCCACTAGGACACCAAGTTGGTGATGTTAATCAACTTATAGTGTCATTAAATGGTGTTATACAAGAACCAACTTCAGATTTTGTATTACAAGCAGGTGGTAACAATTTAGTATTTACTACAGCACCAGATTCAGGTGATTCATGTTTTGCAATATCAATTGGTGGTAATGCTGGTGATGCAGTAGGAACAGGAAGTATTACTGCAGATAAGCTAGCAGCAAATTTAAAAACATTTGACGAATTTACAAGAATATTTCTTGGAGAATCAGATAGTTGTACATTATCATTTACGCCATCAGCAAAAGGCGCTTTATTAGTTTCAATAGATGGCGTAATACAAGCACAGTCTAACTTTACTCTAAGCAGTAACACTATATCGTTTGATTCAGCACTTGATTCTAATTCAGTATTAAGAGTTGTAGATCTTGGAATTAAGAGTGCAGTATTTGTACCAGTCGATGGATCAGTAACATCGGGTAAACTTGCAGATGCATCTGTAAAAGTTTCAAATCTAGATTCATCAATAGTAATAAATAATGTACCAATACGAGTTAACACACAAAATATTATAAGTAGTATTACAGTGGATTCGGGAAAGAACGCATCGGTGATAGGACCAATAACAATAGACTCAGGTGTTAACATAACAGTTAACGGAAACTTTACGGTGATATAATGGCAGGAATACTAGGACTTACAGAATTACAACATCAAAACGGAACAAGTGCTATGACTGTTAGTAGTGGTGGTAATTTAACTATAAAAACAAGTACAACTACTGTACAAGGCGAAGGAAATGCCACAACTAATTTACAACAAGGATTAATTAAAGCGTGGAACAGGTTAGATGGAGATGCAAGTACATTGACTACTAATGATTCATTTGGTATTAGTGGGATTGTAGATGTTGGAGTAGCTCGTTACACTTCAACATTCACAAATACAATGGCCAACGCACATTATTCAATAAGTGTTACTGGTGATATAGGATCTAGTGGTAGATATATGGGTATTACTAAAGGTACTTCAGATACATCAAAAGTTAATACTGTTATTTATGCTAATAACGCTTCCTTTGCTGATAGTGACCCAACAATGTTACAAGTAGCAGGAGACCTAGCATAATGCCAATACAAAGAGCAAAGCCAAGATTAGTTGACTTAGATCAACTACCATTGACTTCAGTCACATCAGCAATGACAATAGCAAACTTACCTACAGGTAGTGTAGTGCAGACAATTACGGCCAAACACACTACACAAGTAACTAGCACTAGTGGCACTTTGATAGATACTGGATTAACTGGTACTATTACTCCAACTTCAGCTAGTAATAAAATATTAGTGACCGTTTTGCAAAATGGTGTTTACAAAGATGGTTCTGCTGCAGCAGGTTGTGAAATACAAATTTTTAGAGGTTCTACTTCTATATCTGCAATGGCAAAAAGAGCTGGAGGCGACAATGGAACTGGTACTGCTGCAACTATGAGTATTGGAACAGTTGGTGCAAGTATATTAGATACTCCAAACACAACCACTTCTACAACTTATAAAACTCAATTTAAATCAGCTAGTAATGCTTCATCTGTATATGTTCAAGTTTACGGTGTCGACAGTACAATCATACTTCAGGAGATTGCAGCTTAATAAAACAAAAACTGTAATGGAAATTAAAGTATGATAACAAGTATAAATAGTCATATTAAAGGAGAACTTAAATGAAATACGATATCGCCGGCGCCTTATCTGCTTTAAAGCCAGGCGCAGAATGGGTACTAAGAGGTAATGAATTCTCAGGATTAGAATGGTTAGACGCAAGTCAAACTGCTCCATCTGAGTCAGAAATTACTACAAAAATTACAGCTATGGATAATGCAGAAGCAGCAAGACTCTTAAGAGTTGAAAGAGATGCTAAGCTCGCAGGACTTGATTGGGAAGTAACTAAAGCGCATTCCAAAGGTGAAGCTGTAGCTAGTGAACTCGCAACTTATATGCAAGCATTAAGAGACTTACCTGCAGGCGCATCGCCTACTACAGATGCATTAGGCGACTTAGTTGCTTCATCTGTAACATGGCCAAGTAGATAATGACTAGAGCGAGAGAGACTGCTAAATCTGGTTTTCTTACGGAAAAGACATTTCCGACAGGATCAAATGTTGTCTTTCGCTTGAATGACAGTAACTTAGACACAAGCATAACAATTGCTGCAGATAAAAATGCAATGGTTGCAGGACCTCTTTCAATTGATAGTGGTCAAACATTAACATTACAAGGTAACTTGAGTATAGTATAATGGCAAGTATTTTAAAAGTAGATAAAATTAGAGGAACTGGACTCGATAGTGATACTATGAGCTTTGACACTAGTGGTAATATTACGATTCCAAAAAATGTCACTTTCAGTGGAACTGTTAGTGGTGACAATGTTGGTGCAATTGTTAAATTAGCTACGTTTAATATTACAAATGTAGCAGAGTTTATTGTTAATTCAACTTATATTAATTCTACTTATGATACATATAAATTTGTATATGATTTAATAGCTGCAGGCGAAACAGCTACTTTATATAATCAAGCAGTAGTAGGTGGTACAGTTGATACCGGTAGTAATTACGGATTTGAATGTTTTCCTTTAGATGGAGGTAGCACTAGAGTTAGTGATAGCACAAATGTTATGGCTGTTCATAATAAATACAATATTGGTAATGGAGCTGGAGAAGGTATATCTGGAGAGTTCACTTTATTTAATGTTAACTCAACTACAAGAGCTGCATGTATATCTGGTCATTCAACTAGCTTTACTACTGATCCAGTTCCTACTCATCAGGTATTTGGCGGTGCTTATAAATCTACACAAAGAGCAAAAGTTCTTAATGGATTAAAGTTCTTTTTTGATGATGGTACACATAATATAGCAAGCGGATTTGTTACAATTTATGGAGTAGTAAAATAATGAGTAGATTAGTAGTAACAAATATCGAAACACAGAACATTATGTTTGATTCTGACACCACGGCTTTTACTATAGCGTCAGATGGCAATGTATCTGGCAACGGACTGGCCATGAGCAAGATATCAGAAAGTGTAGGAACTAACGTTGCACAATTTGATATTACAGGATTTAGTGAAACTTATGACACCTATTATATAAGCTTTGACGCAGTGGCGGCAAATGACAATATTCAATTTTTTGCTAAAATGTTTGTAGGCGGTACCTTAATAACTGCCAACCATTTTGGTTTTGAAGTTGTTACTAAAGGTTCTTCACCTTCAGTTTCTGAAGGAGACGATATATTTATCAGATTTGAGAGATATGGTACTGGAAATGCAGCTGGCGAGGGAATAACTGGAGGGTTTCATATATACAATAGAAACTCATCTACTAGACCTACTTCTGCAGCTGGTAGTTGTAATGGACTTTCTGGCAGCGCGAACCATGACCATTTATCATTTGGAGGAATTCAAAAACCTGCTTATGTAGGAAACGTAATGAGCGGAATAAGATTGTATTTTGCGAGCGGAAACATTGCTGCTGGCACAGTAAAATTATATGGAATTAAATAGGAGATAAAAATGCCAAGATTTAAGATGGTAAATGGAGACAGAATCCAGTTTACTGCAGAAGAAGAAACAGCAAGAGACACAGAAGAACAAGCATGGACAGACTCTGCTCCTGCACGAAGAATGGAAACAATTAGAGATAAACGTAATGTACTCTTAATTGACACTGATTATATGGGAAATTCTGATGTTACAATGTCAGATGCCTGGGCAGCATATAGACAAGCTCTTAGAGATATAACAAGTCAAACGCCAAGTGATGACGCACTAAGTAATATTAATTGGCCAACAAAACCGTAGGTTCAAATGGTAAGCACATTAAAAGTAAATAAAATTCAGATACCTAACAGTGATAGTGATGTTATATCACTTGATGCAAGTACAGGCAATATTACGCTCAATAAAATTTTAGGTGGAACTTCTATAACTGTACAGGGTGAAGGTACCGCTACAACTAGTTTACAGCAAGGATTAATTAAGATGTGGGCAGGAATAGACTTGTCTGTTACCGTTTTAGATTCTTTTAATGTTAGTAGTGTTAGAGATGATGCTGCAGGAAGAACAACTTTCTTTATTAACAATGATATGGCAAATGCTGGATATTCTCTTACGGGCATGGAAAATCAAGGGGAAGCTAACACTTGTATGGCTCAATCCCTTGCTACTGGTTCATTTCAATTTAATATATATACTGGTTCTGCTTATGTAGACAGAGATTGTGGAGTTAAGGTAAGTGGAGATTTAGCATGAGTACAATATTTGCTGATAAGTTTAAAAATACCGCAGGTGGCAATAACGTTAAGGTCAATCAGTTAAGTGGAATTGACACAGCAGGATCTATAATTATACAAGGTGAAGGTACCGCTACAACTAGTTTACAGCAGGGGTTAAGTAATCATTGGATTTCTGTACATATGGGCACTGGCGCAGTTAATGATTCGTTCAATGCTGCATCAATTACAGATAATGGCGTAGGAGATTTCACTAATTCTCTAACAAATCCTATGGCCAATGCGCATTATGCAAATACGATAGGTTCATTATATGTTGCAGCTTGGGGCCAAATAGGTTTTTTTAGATCTGATTCAGCAAGAACTACAACAATATATAGAACTGGCTCTGTTAATTATCATAATAACGGAAATGCTAAAGACAGTCCTCAGTTTGATACAAGTATAGATGGAGATTTAGCATAATGGCATTAAGTAGAATAGGAAAAGGTATAGGATTTAAAATTACACTGAAAACTGTAACTGCAAACACGATTATCGAGGCTACAGAGAACGCCATGATAGCAGGACCAATTACGGTTGCGAGTGGAGTAACACTGACAGTAAACAGTGGAGGAAGGTTGGTAGTCGTATGAGTACTTTAGCAGTAGAAAACATAACACACTCTAATGGAACTTCAGCAATGACTGTTAGTAGTGGCGGTGTGGTATCTTTAAAGTCATCAAGTTATGTGTTTGTCTATGCCAAAGGTTCTTCTGGTTATGTTACAGGAAGTACTGGTGATTATTTACCTTTTAATGCAGTTTATCAGCACAAAGGTACTGGTAATGCTGATTATAACACAACAACTTATAAATATACAGCTCCAGTTAGTGGCATTTATCAAATACATATGAAAACAATTGTAGCATCTACAAGTATATCTACTGATTATAGATTAAATGTTGATGGTACAGACCAGTATACTTTTACTTGGAGTGCTAGCAGAAATGTCGATCAATCTACATCTTTTTACTTAGATGCAGGACAAGTTGTTGGTTTTAGAAATGGTAATAATGCAGGTTATTATAGAAATTCTAATGACATGCCAACTGGAGATGTGTATACAGCAGGTTCATATCATTTATTGCAGGAGATAGCATGACATCAATTTATAAAAGTACTGATTTATGTTTAACAATTATGAAAATTAAAGGCTAGTAAGATAATGCCAAGTCAAATAAAAGTAGATGAGATTAAAAACGTTGCAGGCCAGTATAAGATTAAGACTAACACTTTAGAAGGTCAGACGGCTGCAAATAATATGACTATAAATTCTGGTAATATCACTGTTAAAGGTGAAGGTACCGGTACAACTAATTTACAACAAGGGTTAAATAAATCTTGGATTAACTTTAATGGCACAGGAACTATAGCAAGTCGTGACTCATTTAACGTATCTAGTCTTGCTGATAATAACACTGGTATGTATACAGTAACCTTTGCTAGTAATATGGCTAATTCTGATTACGCTACAGGTGGTGGAAGTGGTGAAAACAGTCAAGATGGAGGTAATAGAATGCTAGGATTGAGATTAAGGTCAACTACAGTACGAGAACTAAGGTCTTTTTCTGTTAACAGTAGTGCTACAGATAATGCAGAAGTTACCTGTGTAATAGCAGGAGATCTTGCATGACCGGCCAAATTAATGTAAATAAGATTGCAGCAAGAGGCGGAAATACTATTACGATTAATAGTGGTGATGCGCTCGATGTAACTTTAGTTAAAGGCGAAGGAAATGCCACAACAAATCTAAAGCAAGGGTTGGTAAAACAATGGTGTCATTTAGATTTAAATACAGAAAATAGTGTAGACGATAGTTTTAATACTTCATCTATTGCAGATGCTGCTACAGGAAAAGTAACTGTTACAAGAACAACTAATTTTGCTTCAATTAATTATTGTATGGCAAGTTCAGCATGGTCAGGTGGTAATAATTATGAAAGAAGTGGATCAAATCATGCAGCTAAAACAACAGCACTTCAGTTGGTTGCTGTAGCAATTAATTCAAATGGAACACTAGCAGACTGTCAAGATGTAGAATTAATGTATACAGGAGATTTAGCATGAGTACAATCGTAGGAACAAATATTGAAGTTACAAATCTTAAGTATGACTCTGATACAACCTCTATGATTATATCAAATGCTGGCCAGGTTACTATACAAGGCGAAGGAAATGCCACAACTAATTTACAACAAGGGTTAGCGAAGACTTGGGGTACTGTTGTGGCTCAAGCAACGGTTGATTCATTTAATAATTCTTCTGATACAGACGTAAGTGCAGGACAATTTGTACATAATTTTACAAATAACTTTACGGCAGCTAACTATGTAAGTGCTGCTAGTTGTGGTGCTGCAGGTGGTATTAGAACTTTTGCTAATACTAACTGGTACGAATCTAGTCACTATACTACTGCTTTAAGTAGAACTGGAACTTATGATGAAGCTGGTAGTGCATACAGAGATACATCCTTTAGTGTTGCTAGATTTGGAGACTTAGCATGAGTACATTAGTTATAGATACTATACAAGGTAGAGCATCTGCAAACTCGATTAATGTTCGTGGTGAAGGTTCGAATAATACAAACTTACAGCAGGGGTTGGCGAAGGTTTGGGCTAATACTTCTGGTGTTGGCACACCTGCTTTAGCTGATAGCTTTAATGTGGCAAGTGTCGCAGATAGAGGTACAGGAGTAGAAACATTTACCTTTACGACTGCTATGAGCAATATAAACTTTTCTACGCAAGCATTATCTGACCATAATACAGAGGGAGTAACTGTACAAATTGTACCTGATTTCGCTAACACAACAACGACATCAACATTGTCATCTGTCAATACTGGAGGTACTGCAAGAGATACAGATAAGAGCATCCTAATACACGGAGATTTAGCATGATTAATAATGGAGAAAAAATATGATAATTGAAACACCTGAATTTAAAGGTACACATTTATGGGACCGATTAAACTGGGCAAAACAAAAACTTGAGCCTATACAAACCGATTACAGAGTTGTTTGGGAAGATCCGAACGAACCTGATGAACCAGCAAAGATTACGATACCAGATCCTAACTGGTTAGCATGCGCAATGCAAGGTGGAATACTACCACCAGTAGAGTCTTATTGGGAACTAAAAAAAGATGAAGCACAACCAGATTTTAAGAAACATACAAGAGGTTATCTTTTGCATAATACGCAACCAGTTGGTAAGATGACTGAAGAAGAAGCAATTGAATATTTAATAATGAAAGATATTCCAGAACACGTCTGGAAAGATTATGATAAATCAAATCGTAAAAGATTAGTAATTTGTAAAAAGAAAAACCTTCCAAGCCATAGAGCATGGCGTAATTCATGGAAGATTAATCAAGAACAAAAAGTAGCATAAGGAGAGAGAAATGACTACAATGATTCAAGACAAAGACGGTGTAATTGCAATTGCACCAGCATCAGTACCAGACAGGCATTTTCGAAATGCATGGATATTTGATAGCGCACAAACTGCTATCACTGAAGACATTGCTGGAGCAAAAGTAATATTTAAAGAAAAGATAAGAGAAGTAAGAGCTCCATTGCTTGTTGCAGAAGATGTAATATATATGAAAGCTTTAGAAAGTGCTGATTCAGACGCTAAAGTCACAAGTGTTACAAAGAAAGTTGCACTAAGAAATGCACCTGCTGCGTCTGCAATTGATAATGCTGCCGATATTGCTGCGTTAAAAGCTGCATGGAATACTTCAGTTTTAGGTACTAGTCCATACGCTTAATACTATAAATAGTGTAAAAGGAATATAAAATGGCAGCTCCTAATTCACGAGGCACTCTAGCCGACTATTGCAAAAGACGTTTAGGCGAACCAGTTATCGAAGTCAATATTGATGAAGATCAAGTGGAAGATCGTATAGACGAATCGTTACAGTATTACAGAGAATTTCATTCTGATGCAACTGTAAGAACGTATCTTAAGCATTTAGTTACAGCTACGGATGTCACGAATCAGTACATACCTATAGCAACAAATATTATATTTATTTCAAAAATGTTTCCTGTTGCAGGTGGTATTGTTGGAGGCAGCGGTATGTTTGATATAAAATATCAAATGATGTTGAATAATATTCATGATTTAATGAACTTTGCTGGTGACTTAGCATACTACGAACAAATGCAACAGTATCTCTCAACACTAGATATGAAATTAAATGGCGCGCCTCAAGTTCAGTTCTCAAGAAGACAAAATAGACTTTATGTATTTGGTGATTTTGCTGATAAAGACATTATAGCAGGTGATTATATTGTAGCTGAAGTTTATACAGAAGTTAGCGATAGTGATCATACTTCTATATTCAATGATATGTTTGTAAAAGAATATACTACTGCGTTAATTAAACAGCAGTGGGGCCAGAACTTAATTAAGTTTGAAGGAATGCAATTACCTGGAGGAGTTATTTTGAATGGAAGACAGATATATGATGATGCTACTGCAGAGATAGCTACTCTTAGAGAAAATATAAGATCAGAACACGAATTTCCACCAGACTTTTTTGTAGGATAATATGGCAACCAGTTTATACTTCAGTCAAAAAGTAAAGTCAGAGCAAAACCTCTATGAAGATATAGTCATTGAGGCATTAAAGACTTATGGCCAAGACGTGTATTATTTACCACGTGATATTGTAAATGAGGACACTATATTTGGTGCCGACCCAGTTTCAAGTTTTAATTCATCTTATATGCTAGAAATGTATATTGAAAATACAGAAGGCTTTGAAGGTGAAGGAGATCTATTTACAAGATTTGGAGTAGAAATACGTGATGAAGCTACATTTGTAGTATCAAGAAGAAGATGGTCAGATACTGTTTCAAGATATGATAATGAAATCACAATAGATAGACCAGCAGAAGGCGATATAATATATCTGCCTTTAAGTAAATCTTTTTTTCAAATATCACATGTAGAACATGAACAACCTTTTTATCAATTAAGTAATTTGCCAGTATTCAAAATGAGATGTCA